ACGTCTGCATCTCGGAACGCCCGCTGGGCGCCCGGTGTAAGTAAGCGGATAATCAAAATCAATTTATTAAGGGGAAAGGGAGTTTGGGAGTTTGGAGTTTGAGGCAAGAGCCGAATAACTCCGTTTATCTTGCCTCTTAGTTAGACGATTGCAATACTTCTAATCGGATTCAGAATCTAACTAAACATACTATACATCTTTCCAAACCATGACGCAATCGGTTTATTACTTTTCTTGTGGATAAGTTTCCAAACCCCATCATGCCACAGGTAAGTATATGTATAATCTTTTGTCCATTTGTTCCAACGAATCATAGTTAATCCTTTCTCTTTCTGGTTCCCGGGATACCACACCCCACGAATCATGTCAAGAAGTACCAAAGGAATAATAGGACGAACGCGAGTTTCAAACTAATAACAAGTAATAAGTATTCCATTCTTTCTCTTTCTCTGCAGCTGCCTGGCTGCAGGATCTATATATGAGCTGCAGCGGCGTTTGTCAACCAGTCAGGTTAAATTTTTTCGCAGTTTCCCGGGCTTCAAATGATGAGACATCTCCGTTTTCCCGGCGGGCGCCCGGTGCCTGAAGGGCAGACATTTCAAGAATCGCAGAAAACTAGGAAATAATATACAAGAGGAGTTTGGGAGTTTCAGCGTCCTGGCTGCACGGGCCCGGTGCTCCAGCGGGTGCGGCATATAGTCGCACCTTGAGATTATATACGAAAGGGAGTTTGGGAGTTTAAGCCTGTTTAAATATCCCCTCGTACATTTTGTCTAACGCACTTCTGTTATCATCAAGTATTGCCTCTTGATTCTTT